TGAATGTACAGGTTTTCCCCATCACTACCGTCCTCGCGCGACTGGAAGATTGTCGTCAGCATCAAACCCAGCTGAGGGGGAGCCCCCAGGTTTTCGTTGGCCGAAAAGCGACGCCAGCGCTGGTTCGTCGTTCCGTCGGCGGCTGAGTTCGTCGCAAGAGCGTGAAAGTCGCCGTCGAGATTAGACAGGATTAGGGGGAAGCTTCCGATTTCATTGATGCCGAACATGACCTGACCCAGCCAGCGATTGCCCCCAGTCAGGGCCACCACTGTTCGAGTGATTGCTGGAAGAGCCGCCGACCTCGGAAAGGCCAAAAGCTTAGCGTGCATGGTAGAGCCGTTAGACGCCACTGCCCCGGTAACGCCGTATGAAAACGACCCTGGGCCGGCAAGCCAGACCTGCGCGTGTTCAAGACCTACGACATTGCCGGATTTAGATGTTGTAGCCACTTGTCCTCCTCAATACGGTTTGCCCGTACGTGGAATGTTGATTCGAAGAACGATTGACAAGACGAAGTCGACTGCGGCGAATGTTTTCCCTCCGGGAGCTGGCACCACAATTGACCCTGAATCTTCTGTGCGGGTAAGCCCGTCGCAGTACCTTAAAGGACCGTGAATTGTCGTCTCAAGCCGGGGCCTCGAGTGATAATACATGTGCACCCGATCGATGACGGGGTCGGTCTTACGAGCAATCTCTGCGCCGTCCTCCATGTCATTAGAACCTCCGGCAAAAGGCAGAACCAAAAACCGCTGGACGAAGTTTCGATGAATCGTCAAGACCCCTCGAGAAGCTGAAACGGGTTCAAGAGTCTCCCCCGTAAACCCATAAGCGCAAACGCAGTCTTCCCGGACAACGGCTTTGGATGGTGGAGATGACCACGCTCTTTTAATCTCGAAGATATCGACAGCGCATTCAGCCAAGCGGTCCTTAACCATTTGAGTAATGAGATCCAGCTGTTGTAGTTCTGCACCCATTAGACACTCCGAATCCTTGTGGGACGACGCAGCAGCTTAATCGTCGATTGAATGTCTTTGGGGACAACAGACAGGTCGACGGTTTGTTGTTCTTCCCCGACGCTGATTACTCCGTACACGGGGGATTCGTCGTGTTCTGCCGACCACTGGGCTAACCGGGTGACGGTTCTTTTGACTAGAGGGTCAATGTCAAAGACGTAGACTGTCGCTCCGGCTGAAATGTCAACAGCCGTCGTCCCGTTGTGCCCCCGAACAACAATAGCTGTATCGTCAACCTCGCTAACATCTTCGACGAACATGAACTCTTCGCCAATACGAATTTGACGTCCCCACTCGAGAGGGCCGAGGCCTGTCAGGGGAATTTCAGTCACGTTGTCATCGACAGACGCCGTGAGGTTGACCTTGGCTGAAGTCCAGCGGCCGCCGTAGCCCCAATAGCCTGTTATAGTGATCGACCTTCGAGGATTGTCTGTGTTCGATATCCATCGGTCGAACCTGTTAGCCCATTGCAGAGACGTGTAATATGCTGCTGCAGAATCGTCAGGCATCAGCAAAACATCGGAGAGGTCAATAGCTGTAGCGTCCCCGTTGGTCAGGGTTGACAGAGCTTGGAGGTCAGCATCTAAGTATAAGATGCCTTCGTCTATGTCTCCTCCGACGTCCCGGTAACGCGCGTTCGCGTACCTGGTTGCATAGTAACGATCATATCGGCGATTCGTCGCGAGATCGAAATACCGGGTAGATGACAGGATCAATTCCTGCATTCGAAGAACGAACTCGAGATCGGTATTGTCGGTCCCCATCGCTCTTCGAAGAACAGACAACCAGGTGTACGCGCGCATAGGTTATTCTTCTCTCTTGGGCGAGGGTTTGCTGATCACAGCGTCCTTGACCGGGAGCTTCTTAGCCGGAGGTTCTTGTGAGGAATCTTCGGCGACCGGGGCCTCTCCTTCGGGTTTCGCTGGGGGCACGTCGACTGGCTTCGTAATTTCATGTTCGAGCTCTGCCAGGGCATCTTCGGCATTTCTCGCGCCGACGATGATCGCGCGGCCGGATCGAACCAGGAAAGGTTCAAACCCCAACAGTCGAGGATCGCCGACCTCGTAGAGACCCTTTTCGATGAGGGTTTCGTTCGTAGGGCGGCCCTGGTAGGCCTTCGTGACCTCAATAAACTTCGTGGAGGACTTAGCCATGAGCATTTAATCCTTACGGGTTAGACAGCCCAACCGATCCAATGTTAAGCAGGATGAGATAACGAGTGACTGAAACCGCTACCAGCACCAAGGCCTCCCCCGGAGCGTTGAGCGTCGCAGTATCATTCGTCCCGTCGAAAGTGACCCCGTCCGGCAGAGTCACAGTGTGTGCGATAGTGCCCGAAGCGCTGGTGTTCGCAATGATCAACAGCTGTCCTGGGGCAGGCGCGGCTGTGATGGTTGCAGCAATGATTGTTGAGGCGTGGGACAGTAACAACAGCCCGGCTGCGATAGTCACGTTCCCGGTCGCAGTCAGTGTTTGAACTGCGAGGGTCACTTCTCCGACGATATCGCCGGTGACATTTCCGGTCAAGTTGCCGATGACATCTCCGGTGACATCTCCGGTAACATTGCCAGTCAGGTTGCCAGTGACGTTTCCTGTAACGTTACCGACAAAGCTTCCGCCTTCAACAGGGTCGCCGTTAATGCTCAGGGTCGTAGTATCGACGTGTTCGAACTTAACCCTGGCGTTCTTGCGGGCAATTACTAAATCGCTCATGTGCGCGTCCTCGCTTGGGTATTAAACGAATTCGCTGGGCACTACACAGCGACGTTATAAGACAGAGCGGCTGCCTCATTGTCACGGTATGCGATGCCCCAGCGCATGTGCGCGACGACCTGAGTCACATCCTGATATGCGAAGTACGTGACATCGGTCTGCAGACGGCGCTTCCAGCGAGACACCCACTGATCGGGCCGGACCAGCAGAATGCGGCCCTTGGTGTTGTTTGAGCCTGTCCCGGAAATCATGCCGTTCGTGTTGGCTTTGCCGAGCTGAGCAGAGCGCAGGACTTCGATACCCCAAATGCGGGTGAGGACGCCATTCTCGATCGTAGCGTTCGTGAACACGTCGTGCGTCTTCAGGGCCGCAATGCGCAGCGATGCAAAGTAGGTCGAGTTATCGACCACGAACATAACCCGGTCAAGATCTGTGGCGTACTTGCCTTCCGGCCCGAGCAGAGGCAGCAACAGCAGGTAGTCGTCCTCATCCAGGGTCGCACCTGCGTCTCGAGCATTGGCCGTATTCACGACCAGAGGCAGATGAGCCCACCCGTCGAGAAGGGTATACGCAGGACGCGTCGGCGCTGACGCCGGAGTACCATCGATCAGGTTGATGTTGGAGTTTGCCGTCAGCGTGACATCCCCGCGCAGCAAGATCATTTCGATCTGCTCGGCCGAGGTCACCTGAATCTTGCGCTGAGCTTCCTGAACGATCGGAACGATGCTGTCCTCAACCAGCTCTTGCTGGAAGACCATCGCAACCGAGAGCTTCGCGACGTTGACCGCCTTCTCACCGGTGCCGATCTTGCTGGTTGCAAACGTCGGAGTTGCCATGCCGGAAGACGTGTCGATGTCGGTGGTTCCGGGTGCAACATACCAGCTCGGATCTGCGCCTTCAAGCGGAATGGTCTCAGCGTTATACCCCTGAGGGATTTCCGCGTTATCCATGCCCAACGCGATCGCGCGATCCCATACCGGAGTGTTCTGCCGGATAGTTTCCCACATCGTGGTGCCCTGCAGGTCTTTTACCCACTCAAGCCCCACCCCGGCGTCGTCGGTCTGCATGACCTCGTTGGCACGAATGGCGCGACCATCCTTGCGGACGAAGTTTTTGCGAATCTCCGGGTCGTTGAGTTCTGAGTCGCCGCGCTCGATTCCCACAGCCGTCTTGTAGGTCATCTCCTTCAGGTATTCCTGACTGACCGGCGACATGCGACCGCGCAGAGCCCTGGGCTGGTTAGCTTCGAGAAGGATGTACCCGAGAGCCATCTGTTCCGGGGTCATCCCATCAAAGCGGCTCATCACCTCGATCCGAGATCCGGTGC